TTTAGTTTCTATTGTTGTAGGTGCTATGGCAGCAGTATTTGGTATATATGCAGGTACTTCAGGTCAAAGTAAAAAATTCAAAGGAGAAGATAATTGATAGAGTTTTTTGTTATCTTTTTAAACTTGCTTGTATTGTTCGGTCTTATAGGATTCAAACTCTATGCAAACTACAGAATAGAAAGAAACTTAAAACATTATTTAAAACACTTAAAAGAGGAAAACAAAAGATTATATGGAAGCGTTCAATCTGATAGCTGAGGTAGGTGTACCAATAGCAGGTGCTTTGGTTATGGCTTACTTTATATTTTTAGTTATGAAGCAGCTAATGGATGGTCTTGTTGCAGAGATAAAAACTATACAAGGCATAACACAAATGCTTATTACAAGAGCTTCTATAATGAACAATGACATGATTAGAATAGATACAAGTGTATCTGCAGCACTTGATCTTAGTCCAGATTTGCAAAGAATTGCAAGAGCAGAGAATTTTGTAGAAGATGGAAAAATAGACGCAAGAAGAGATTAATGGACATTGGACAGTTAATAGCTGACTTTGGTTTTCCTGTAGTTATGGTTGTAGGACTAGGATATTTCGTCTGGTATGTATGGCAAACAATAACAAATACGATAAGTCCTGCTGTAGAGGACATGAAAAAAACCATTATAAGATTGACTGACCAGTTGCGTCTTTTAGACCAAGATATGATACGATTACAACAGAAGGTAAATACAGTTTTAGAGCTTAAGGAAGAAAATAAACTTAAAGATAATGAAAAAAAAGACAAAAGCACAACAAGCAAAAGATGAAAAATTCAAGATGTGGTTTGCCATAATTGGTTTGTCTTTTATTGTTTTAACAGTCTTAGTTGGTTCTATTCAGAGTGTTTTTGCAGATGAAATGGTATTCAAATTCAAAAGTCCTAGTTTTTCAGGTATAGGCACATCATCGCATTATTTGACAATAGAAAATCAAGAATTTAACAGAAAGAAAGCCTTGAAAGATGAAATCAAGGCATTACAAGAAGAGATAGAAAGAGACAAAGAAAACACAACATTAGCAAGGTTTATAAGAAATTTAGAAAGTCGTATATACGCACAGTTATCTAGGCAATTAGTAGAAAACTTGTTTGGAGAAACTCCTAGTACAGAAGGTACTATTACTTTGGAAGGAAATACTATTACCTATGTGTCAGATGGCGAGTTTATTACACTTACAATTACCGATGAAACTGGTGGTACGACTGTTATCACTTTGCCTATTGGTAATTTTACTTTCTAGTTGTGCAATAAATGGCAAGTGGCAGAATGAACCCACAAAGCAAGAAGCACAGATAAATTCTCTTGTTATTAAAGGACTTGCAGAAGTTGGCAAACCTGAGAGAAAACCTACTGTAGCTGTTTATCCTACAGCTTTTAAAGACGACACAGGACAAAGAAGAGGTAACAGTTCTTTTGCTACTTTTAGTACAGCAGTAACACAAGCACCGCATATTTATCTAATAAGAGCTTTACAGCATTCAGGTTTTTTTGATGTTGTAGAACGCACAGGATTAGATAATTTAACCAAAGAAAGACAAATTATACGATCTACAAGAGAAAATTTTGAAGAAAAACAACAACTTAAACCATTATTATTTGCAGGTTTACTAATGGAGGGTAGTGTTGTAGGATATGAAAGTAATGTAAAATCAGGCGGTTATGGTGCTAGGTACTTAGGAATAGGAAGTTCCAAAGAATATCGCCAAGATACAGTAATTGTATCTTTACGCACAGTATCAGTATCTACTGGTCGCATTTTATTAGAAGTCTTGGTTACCAAAACCATACTTAGTGTGGGTGTTAGCCAAGATGTATTTAGATTTGTGGCAGATCAAACAGAGCTAGTAGAAGTAGAGAATGGTATGACCGAAAATGAATCAGTCAATCTAGCACTCCAAGCAGCTATAGAAACTGCAGTTCTACAAACTATACATGAAGGTCATAAATCAGGTTTTTGGAGTATTGTAGAAAATGAAGATAGTTAGTTTATTAGTAGCCTTATTTTATATGGGAGTAGCATATACTGCCGATAATGAGGTTTATATAGATCAGTCAGGAGCAACTGTAAACATAGATGTTGAGCAGCTTGGTTCTGGTAATATCATCGGTGGTAGCGATGCTACAGCAGGAAGTATGACTGCCTTAGACTTAGACATTACATCTGCAACACTTGATATAAACCAAATAGGTAATCTAAATAAATTTTTAGGAGATATTACCAGTGATACTTATACTGGCTTTTTTGAATTTGATGGTGACAGTAATGTATTCAACATACAAACTGACCCTACAAATACCTTTGGAGCAGATAATTCTAATATTTATGTTGATGTCACAGGTAACACAAATACTTTTACCTTGAATCAAGCAACTTCTGCATTAGCATCACAACTTGATTTAGATTGGATAATCAATGGAGGTGGTAATACAATTACTGCATCTATTGACGCTGATGGAGCTACCAACTATATGAGCTTAGATGGTAACGACAATACAGTTACTTTTGATGGAGATGGTTATGCAGGTCAATATTTTAAATTAGAGCAAACTGGTGGTAGCAGAACATTCAACATATCGCAACAGTCAACTTTGGACAACGACTGGCTTCGCATCATATCTAATGGTTCTAATGGTACTGTTTGCGTCAACCAAAACGATCAAGGCACAAGCACAAGTTGTTGACATTGGAGCAGTAAGCGAACTAAATGGCTATGCCAAAATAATTCGTGATGATGAGTATGCTCCTAAGGTAGACTTCGGCATACAAAGTTTTGACGATGTTCGTACATCCAATGGTCGTATTGCAATCAGTTTTTTAGATGACTCTAAAGTAAGACTTACAGAACACTCGTCTTTGATAATAGACGAATACATCTACGACCCAAATCCTAGTAAAACTAAGATGGCGTTAAAGTTTGCCAGTGGTACAGCTAGATTTATCACTGGTAGTCTCAATAAAATAGATAAAAAGAATATATCTCTGAAAACTCCAACAGCTAACATTGCTATTCGTGGAACTGACTTTACTTGCACAGTGAATGAATTAGGAGAGTCGTTAATTATACTTTTGCCAGATGATACAGGCATATCCTCTGGTGAAATCATTGTGACTACAATGGCAGGTAGTGTAACTCTGAATAAGCCTTACGAAGCCACAACAGCTAAAATGTTTGAATCTGCACCCTCTAAGCCTGTAATTTTAGACCTCACTTTAGAACTTATAGATAATATGTTGATTGTTAATCCACCAAAAGAAGATGAGAGGTTTGTAGAAGATAATGCACAGACAAAACAAGCAAGTTATTTAGATTTTGATGACTTGGATATAGATTATTTGAATGAAGATTTTTTAGAAAGTAAAGAGCTAGAGTTTACAGAGCTAGATATAAATTACTTGGATGTGAACTTTTTGGAAGATTTATTGAATGTTTTAGATGCTTTAGCAATAGAAGAAGAGGAAGATCAACTTGCAGAAGCTACTGGTATCAATATATCTGGCACACTTATCGGTAAAGACCCTGACACACAAATTACTACACTTGTTACAGGGCAACTAATAAGTCTGCGTAGAAGCGTAAGCGAAACAGCGAGAATAGATTTGGATGGCACTGGCTCATATACTGTAATTCTGATACAAGATGGTGTGTCAAACACTATAAAGATCAATGGAGGCAGTGATACCACTATAAGAATAATACAGGGGTCGTAATGCCTAAAAGGACTTTCAGCTCGGCAGTAAGGATGCCTTATCAAGATGCTATAGCTTTAATCCTCAGAATGATAGACTTTCACTACGAAAAAGCCATAATAGAGCCTGATTATAGAGATTTTCACTATAAACAAGCAGATAGGCTAAAAAGCTATTTGGTAGATTGTAAGGAGTACATCGTAAAACATGAAGAATCTAACTAAATATTCACAAGGCTTATTACTTTTAGTTGTATTATCACTACCGCTTATATTCCAAAGTACACCGACAGAGATACTGAAACTCAAAATATTTGATAATTTTGTAGTCACACCAAAAGAATCTGGAAACTTTGTAATACTTAATATTACAGAGGAAGATGTTGATGCTGCAGGTGGTTATCCATTTCCTAGAGAAGAACTTGCAAAAATACATTTAGATTTGCTTAGAAATGGTGCATTAGGTGTTGGATGGGTGTTAGCTTTCCCACATGAAGATAGGTTTGGAGGTGATGGCTACTTCAAAGCTGCTCTTGCTTATACTCCTTCTGTTATAGCTCTTTTTGAGAATAATAATAAACAATATCCAAAGACTACAGGAACAGTAATTCTTGGTGATGATATAGGTGGCTTTCTTTCAAATGGCACAGTACAAAACATAAAAGAACTATCTAAAGTTGCATATGAAGGTATAGCATCTGCACCTGTAGATGCGGATAATTTAGTAAGAAGAATACCCTTACTTTATAGAACCCCTGATGGTTGGATAGCATCATTTGGTACGCAGGTTCTCAAAGCTCTTACTGGCTCAGATACTTACATAATAAAAACAAATGACAATGGTATAGAAGAAATAACTGTAAAAGGTATACCGCCTGTCAAAGTAGATAGTATGGGGAGAAAGTGGATTTCATGGATTGTTCCACGTGGAACATCTTTGAAGGAAATGGATGTAGAGGATAAGTTTGTATTTGTAGGGGTGACTGCAAAGGGTGTCATGCCACAATTATCTACACCAGTTGGTTTGTTAGAACCACACTATATACAAGCAGCTTTAGCAGAATCTTTACTGGTGCAAAACTCTCCATATATACCTGATTACAGTCTAGCTGTTGAATTAGGTATTTTTTTGCTATCTATAGCTATTCTCTGGGTCTCTACTAGGTTTTTAGGGGTTACCTTAGGTTTGTTGTCATTTTTGCTTATATTTGCCTCTACAGCAGTCTATGGCTATCAGCAAATTAGGTCAGGTTTACTTATAGATGTGAGTTGGACACTCATAAGTCAGTTCATAATTGGTGCTGTTGCCTTTTATTTAAACTTTAGAGAGCAATTCAAGCTACGATTACAGATCAAAAAGCAGTTTGAGCATTATTTAGACCCAAAACAAGTTAAAAAGCTGCAAAACAACCCAAATTTACTAAAATTAGGCGGTGAAAAGAAGGAGGCAACCTTTTTATTTACAGATGTGCGTGGTTTTACATCACTTAGCGAGAGTTTACCGCCAGAAAAGGTTACATATATTATGAATGCTGCACTAACAGCACAACAAAACGCTGTTCAGGCTAATGAAGGCATGGTAGATAAGTATATTGGCGATGCAATGATGGCAATATTCAATGCTCCATTAGATCAAGATGATCATGTAGACAGAGCCATACAGTGTGCAAAGGATATTGTTAAAAATATGGAAGAACTTAATAAAAAACTGGTAGAAGAGGGTATAGAGCCTGTTGAAATAGGCATAGGCATCAATACAGGCGATGCAGTCATTGGAAATATGGGTAGTGAGACAAGATTTGACTACACAGCTATAGGAGATGCTGTTAACACTGCTGCTAGGCTTGAAAGTGCTACAAAAGATCAAAAAGAAACAGTTTTAATTGGTGAAAACACTGCAAATACAACTACATTTGATTTAAGATATGTAAACGACATCAGTGTTAAAGGTAAATTATATCCATTGAGAGTTTATGGGATTTAAATTGAGCATTATTTTAGGAGGTCTTTTGTTAGCTACAATTAGTGGCTCTGGCTTCTATATTAAGTATTTATTTAATCAAATGGCAGTTTTAGAGGGCAACCAGATCGTACTTGAGTCAAAAATATCCGAACAAAACGAGTCAATTAAGAATTATCTTGCAAATCAGGAAAAACAAAGTAAACAGCTTGATATTTTAGAAAAAGAGAAAGCTGAAGCTAACAGAGCAGTTACTGAGCTAAGAAATAAGTTTGCAAGGCATGATCTAAATAATCTTGCCCTAATGAAGCCAAAACTTATTGAAAAAAGGGTCAACAATGCGTCTAAAAAGGTTATGGAAAATTTAGTTGATATAACAAATCCAAATAAGTTTGACTTAGGAGAAGAAGATGATAAGAACAATAACTAGCTTTTTAATTTTAGGTTTCTTAATAAGCGGATGCTCTATATTGCCGAAAGCAAAGCCAGTAGAGGTTAGGACTATTGCTGAAATACCGCCAATGTATCATCCGCCTTTACCTTTAGAAATGCAGCTTGTAGATGTTAAGTTTGAAATACTCACCCCAGAACTAATGGAAGAGTATCTGAAATTAGTAGAAGAAGGTAAAGCTCCTGCAAAGCCTTACTATGCTTTAACTACTCAACAGTATCAAAATCTGTCTAATAACATGGCAGAAATCACCAGATATACCAATAATATACTTTCTATCGTAGCTTATTATAGAGAATACGATAAAAAAGAAGATACAGAAGATTCTAGTAAAAAATAGTCATATCGGCTACACTCTAAGAAACGCAAGGAGTAAATTATGTTTGATTTAATAATGAGCATTGTTACTGTTGTTACTTCTGTAGTTTGTGTTGCTAGTTTTATAGCAGCTATTACGCCTACACCAAAGGATGACGAGCTTTTGGGTAAGTTATATAAGGGAATAGAAATTCTCGCATTAAACATAGGTAAAGCAAAAATGATTGCACCAAATAAAGATGACTAAAACAAGCGTCACCCCATTTGTCTATAATGCGATTTTAGACAGGGTAATAGATGGAGACACCATAGATGTGACTCTTGATCTTGGTTTTGATGTAATGTTACACAAACAAAGAGTGCGTTTAGCAGGTATAGACACACCTGAAAGCAGAACTAGAAATCTTGAAGAAAAAGCCTTAGGTTTGAAGGCTAAAGAAAGATTAACTGAATTATGCGTAGGTTCATTCAAAATTCAATCATTAGGTAAAGGCAAATATGGGCGAATACTTGGCATCCCTTTTACAGAAGATGGTAAGAGCATTTGTGAATTACTTATTGAAGAAGGACACGCAGTTGAATACTGGGGTGGTACAAAAACCGCCAAAGTACGAGAAGATGGAACATGGGGAGAATAATATGAAAACATCACAAGAAGGAATTAGTCTGATCAAAAAGTTTGAAGGATTGAGACTAGAAAGTTATTTATGTAGTGCAAATGTACTTACTATTGGTTATGGACATACTGAAGGAGTCAAAGAGGGCATGACCATAACACAAGATATGGCAGATGAAATGCTAGAAAAGGACTTAGAATTATTTGAAGGTTATGTAGAAGATAATGTGACTGTGCCTTTAACCCAATGTCAATTTGATGCTTTAGTAGCATGGACTTTTAATTTAGGTGTAGGCAATCTGCGTTCATCTACCATGTTAAAAGTTCTTAATGAAGGCAAATACGAGTTAGTGCCAAGTGAAATGCGTAGATGGAATAAAGCAGGTGGCAAAACTTTAGAAGGATTGATTAGACGAAGAAAGGCAGAAAGTTTATTATTTAATGCGGAGGACTGGATAGAAGTTTAGATGGCTCTAAGTAAAAAGCAAAACAAGCGACTAGGTGCGATTCTTTCAGTCATGTTTAAAGAAGAAACTCCTAGCGGTGCTATAGAAGATGTAGTTCAGCTTGGCTTTGTAGAAAAAACAGAGGAAGGTTATAAGATCACAAGCAAAGGTCTTGATGAGAAGAATCGTCTTTGTACTTTAGCAGGTCTTAATATCAAGTATGCTTCTGAAAGTAAAAGTTCAGTCAATCCTGTAGATCAAGTTGGGAAACCTTCTTCCCAAGAAGTTTTCAAAGACACTTAA